CCCCCCCCCATTCATGGTTAAATGCGCTGTTTTCAGCGGTAAAGTATTTTGGGCATTTGTGGTTCGCGTCGCTGCTTGCCGCGTCCAGCGTGAAGTGAAACTCCGCGTCGAGCTGGTCAAACAATTCCTGTGGAGTCTCCCAATCCATGCGGTTTGACATGTAAGCTGCGCCACCGGCACCAGTGAAATCGCTCATTTCTAGTCTCGTTTCCTTCCTTGTTCGGCCATCACATGCTCCCGAGCTCTCGGTAGAATTCGTTGTCGGTCATGCCATACAGCGGGTCCATGCCTGTCGGCTTGCGCACGGCCAGCTTGTATCCGCAGTACGGGCAGGTGACGTAATAATCGCCCACAGTCTCGCCGCAGTGGGCGCATTCCGCGTATCCGAGGCTCATGATTTCTCCTTGACCGGTTTGCAGTTGTGTGGCGCTTGTGAGATTCTGCTGGTCTGGCATGCGTATGATCGGCTGCCGTCGCGGAGGATAATGGTGTCCGCCGTTGCTTCAGCCCAGCCGAGACAGGCAACGAAGGCGAAGAACAGTACGAAGAACAGTACGGAGAACAGTACGGCAGCGGCGATGGCGAGTGTTTCGGCCTTGCCATAGCGACTCATTCGTTTACCGCCTTCCGCGCCAGTGCGAGTAGTTCCTTGGCTTGTCGGATATAGTCTTCCTGCCATCCGGGGAAGCAGCCTTCGCGATACCATGCTTCTTCCTCGTCCTTTGCCGCATATTCGTCGTCATACCTTTTGCAGCTGTCCCAGAGGAGCCGTTTCGCCACGGCCTCGATCTCGGCGTCAGCCGGTGGCGCATTGCGGCCAAGCAGGTACGCCTCCTGTAGATCGTCCGTGTCGCAGTAAAACTGTTTCTTGACATGCGTTCCTTCCCAGTAGCGGGTCGGATACGCCTTCTCGGCTTCATCATCCGCAATGCTCAATTCGTCCTCTTTCCGTTAGCCTTGACCATAGCCCACAGGATTTCGCTTGCGGGACGTCGCCTGTATGACATGTCGTTGTAGGACTGCACATAATCGAGAATCAGTTTCGAGCCGGTCGAATCCGGTGTCAGGATCGCGTTCACGCGCTCGGGAACCATCTTGCCCATGACCAGATCGGCGCACAGCTCCTTCGTGCAGACCAGATAGTTCTGGTCGCCGTAGAACGTCAGGCCATTGCCGCTCGTGAAGTCAGCCATGCATGACTTCACCTCGTAGAACTCGAAGCAGCCTTTCTCCACGCTTGCGGGCACCGGCTCGCCGTTGATGTTCCAAGGGGTGAAGCCCACGTAATCCACTCGCCGCTCGTCAGGCGTGTTCCGGTCGAAGTTGACCTCACTCGCCCAAAAAGCGGTCTGATTCTTCAGCCTCTTCTCCACCAGCTCGGACAGCATGGCGGTAGTCTCAGCCCTGCTCATTTCGCGTCCTTCCAATGTTTTTCCCGCCACTCGGCTACAGCCTTGCGGTCTTCGTCTGTTAATCCCTCATGGCACTTGAACATGACAAGGCTGAGCGCGAACTCGTAGCCTTCGCTCCACTTGTCAGGCACGCCATGCACATGGTTCTCGTCGAAGAGGTAACGGCAGTAATCATGCAGTTCGGCAATTGTCATTTCACATCCTCGCTTTTCTTGGTGGTTTTGGTTTCATGGTCGTCAAATGGGACTGCCAGCTTCACGTGGCTGTTCATGATCGCGATGCGAGCCGGATCTTTAAACCACGTAATGCCTTCGACATAATCCACGTATCCGCAAGCAAGCCCATAAATCCCGTCACAGCGTTCCGCCCATCCGCTTTTCAGGTAGTATGTTTCGTTCGTATCAAGTTCCACGCGCAGACCCATGTCATGCGGGAGGAGTTCTAACACACCGTTCATTTCTCGTCCTTCCTCTTGTAATATCAATCGGCGATGCGAACGCCGTCACATGGAATGTGATGCAGCTGGTCCCCACTCGTATTTCTTCTCTCATTACCGTCTCCCTGGTTTCGGTGGTTGCTCCATGTATTTCTCCAGCATCCAGTCGGGCAAATCCTCCCTTCCAATGCGTTCGATAATCTGGTTCAATGCTTCAAACGATTTGATGCGTGCCTGCCGGTAGAATTTCTGATCTTCAACCATGTCGGCGAGCACCCCTTGCCAGTACTTCATTTCCTCACTGTTGACGCTCATTTGCGTCTCCTTGGCTCGAAGGTCTTAATGATTCGCTGCGAAGTATCGCAGGTTACGCGCACCTCGTATGGCCTGTGGTGGGAGTCGGCGCGCTCCTGTGCCACATCCGACGCCTCTTGGAGCGTTTCGTACACTCTGCATGTGTACAGTCTCATATCACCCTTCGGCCGGACGATGTAGCCGGTCCAGATGCTTGTGCCCAACGTGCCCATGCCGTTCACTGGTATTCCTCCACCGTGTAGCCGTGCGAGGCTATCCAATGCATGAGTTTGCGGTCATCTCCACGCGCGGTCATGCTTTGAGCCTCATCTTCAACGCGAGACCATTCTCATGCACGCTGCCCTTATCGAAGCCCATGAAACCGTTGAATAGTTCGTATTCGAGCAGGGCGGTGTCCACGCGGAACTCGTCGTACTGATGGTTTTTGATGCGTTCCATGACAAGCCTCATCGATGCGACGGTATCCCTGCGGTCGGCCTGTATCGGAATGAGATACGGCCAAAGATTCCATTCGCCCGGATGATCGTTCAGCCAACGGGCGAAATCAACGAGTTTCCTATCTTCCATCATTTCCCCTTAGGAGCGTTCCCTCACGATATAGTCCGGGTGTTCCCGGCAATAGTCTTGGACACGTTCCAACCATTTGATTGCGCCGTCCACACTGCCCCAAGAGTTCAGCGGATTGTATTTGCCGCGCAAAACATACAATGGTTCCAAGTAGATGTCTTTCAACGCCTTGTCGATACGGGCTGCGGCCTCCCCGGCCGTCAACCCGTCCAGGTCATGTATAGGATTGACCTTGTAATCGGTGAAAAACGCGGATAGATTATACGTGTAGTTGAAAGAACGGCCATGAGCGACGGTCCGCCCATGCTCGCCGTCCAGTTCACATACGTCAAACCATTCCGGTTCCGGCAAGTCCTTGTCCACTATGAACAGGTCGTAGCTCATTCTTCGTCTCCTTCGATGATTCCATGTCCTGCTATCAATGCGAGGGTCTTTAAGTCGGTGAGCACGGGCTGGTTGTCCATGCTTGACAACGTGTTCAAACCGAGACCCTTCTGCTTGAACACGACGAACCAGTAAGGTGCGTCAGCGTTACCCGCCTCGGTACGGCCCTCCTGCATCCACTCCTTGAGTCTCCCCGTATAGGTGCTGTAGTTTTTACACTCCAATACGACCGGCTGGCCGTGGATACGCAGACCGGTGATATCGCCCTGGTCTTTCGTCCCATGCAACACTTCACGGTGTATCGTCTGCTCGCTGTCACCCAACCGGGCGCGCAAATAGTTGACCACCTTGGATTCAAGCAGTGTGCCTTTGGCTTTCTGTCGGCTCATTCGTCCATCCACCATTCAGTCGGGTCATCGTGAAACTGGCAGTCCACGCAGTTCCCGAATACGTTCAAGATTCCTCCGCAGTACGGGCAATGCTCATACTGGACGGGCAGATAACTCGGTCTCATAATCAGAACTCCGGGTTGTCTCGTAGTCGTTTTTGCACGTCCCCGCGCATCTGCTCGATCACATCGACCCGAAGTCCGGTAGCCAAGCGAATCTCCTCTGCCGGACGGTTCGAGTCTTCAATGAGCAGTTGCCATGCTTTACTTTTCGCTTTGCTCAACATGAGCCCCCTTCTCCAAATTAGAGCTGATACGCACCCGATAGTCGGTGATGCTCCAAGTCAGATGGTTCAACTGCCAGACGGTGAGTCCAAGAAAAACCAGCAGACAAAACGCTTGAACAATGGCCATCATCGTATTCTTTGACGTGATGCCCACCGCGAGGGAGAACGAGCAAAACACGTCCCACCCCAAATACCAGTACACGGACCATAATCCGGGTTTGCTGCCGTCACGTCGTTCGTAAACCGTGACCATATCCTTGTCACTCATTTCGATTCCTTCTTCTGCTCCTGTTCACGCCACCCCATACGCCTTGCAATGGGTAGCCGCTGATTCTGTCGTGTTGCGCCGCGTACCGTGCGCATTCGCATATCGCCGGACATTGGGCGCAGGCCTTGAGCGCCAATCGTTCCTCGCTGGACGTGGTTGGGAAGAACAGGTCAGGGTCCATGTCACGGCACGCGGCCTTGTCACGCCAGCCGCTCAATTCAATTCCTTCTTCGCGTTTTGAGACTACTTACGCTCATGATTCCTCCTTGAGCGTGGCGACATATGCGATGGCCTTGCGTTCACGCTTCGCATACTTCTCGCATTTGCGCTTGAGACGTTTGAGGCTCATGGCGTACAGGAAGTCTCTGAAGTTGCCGTCTTCGTAGATTTTGGCTCGATAACGGCCGCAGGTGCCTTCCGCGCCGATATGCGCAACCAAATGGTCTGTAAGCTGAATCTCGTTCATGCGTTCTCCTTTCGATATGGGTTTGGCGTGTATTCGGGCGGTTCCTCGCCGGGCATGGGGTTCATGTTCTTGAGGGCTTGGATATATCCGTTCTCCCATGCCTGTTCGGCTATCTGCCGGTCGTGTTCGTCTATGGCGGGTTTGAAAGCCGCCAGCAACAGGTCTTCGCTGTACAACTCGCCTTGTTCCCAGACGGAATCGCAAGCCATGCGCAGCAGTTCCCTGAAATCCTCGGGAATATAGTCTGGATGAATTGTTTCGTCGTGTCCGCTCATTGTCCGCCTCCCATTTCCTTCTCTCGCGCCATGATCTCCACGTCGTCGGCGAGCATCCTCAGCACGCCGGCGAGCGTGCCATACGATTCGGCGGTCGGATACACCGTCTTGCTGACATACACGTCCCACCTGTCGGAACCTTGATGATTGTCGGCCTTGAGGATAATGAGCGGGTCGGCGTCGATGAAACGACCGTCCTTCATGCCCCGCACTTTGAGCATCAGACGTATCGAATCCGCCTGCTCGCTCGTGTTACCCAAAATATCCAGAGTGCTCATCGTCCACCTCGCAGTTCCTTCTCCTCGTTCGCGATTGATTGGAGGATGTCCTCCAGGTCGCCGAGCTCGTTCCGGCTCAACCGGATGCGGCGGATGCTGTCGCCATCATGAGTGGCCAGCACCCATGAGCGGGTGCCGTTTCGGCCGTCTCCGGGAATCCAGCTCAGGGTCACATTCCCGCAGGAGGCACCTGTGACCATGCCGCACCGTCGTTCGATCTCCACGTCCGTCCCCCTCGTCGCCTTCATCGTCCGTCTCCGTGAAATCGTTGAACGATGGGCTGGAACAGCTCATATCCCTTCTGGGCCCACATCTCCAGTGTTTTAAGGATCACGAGAATCGACAGTGAGTCGAGCCCGTCATCAGCCAGTTTGGGAATGTTGTTGTACTCTGTGTCCAGTTCCATACGCCCGTTCCGGCCGCTGGTGAATGTGAATCCCAGCATGTCCACGGGCGTTCCGGTTTCCTCCGGTGTGATGGTCAACCGGACCTTGAACTTCTTGCCCAACGGCATCGCCTTGTCTCTCATCGTCTGCCTCCCAGACTCTCGTAGATCAACCGATAACGCTTGTCCCCGTTGCACATCGCATTCCAACGACGGATGGCGGCGGCGAGCATCATGTCTTTCGGCCACTCCCACTCCACTGCGGGCTTCGACTTCAACGCGAGAGCATACGGCTTATACCTGCATCCGCCGCACCGGAAGACCAAAGCGGACAGATAATGCTGCTCCTCCCATTTCGCCTTGACCTTGCCCCCGCATTTGGGACACGGGCTAATCCTGTGAAAACGCATCAGTCCATCCTTTCGTCCAACCATTTGATGTCCTCCCAGATCGATTGCATGACCTGATCGAGAGCGCCCATGCTGCTCAACGCCCATACAGCGCCGTAGTTGGCGCGCTCCCGCACCGCCGTGACATAACCTTTGTCCGGGTAGACGTGGGATTCCGCAATCCAGTGGAACGGGAGCATCCCCTTGCGCAAAATCAAAGTAAAACGACTGTGCTCAACCTTGATGAAGCTCCTCATGTCGCTCATTCCTCCGTTGCCTCCATCGGGTAATTGATGTCCACAAGCAACTGTGTGTAATAGCTGCGCGCCTTCACGAGTTTGAACGGCTTCTGCGTCTCCGGGACTCTGAACGGTGGCTCGTACTCCCACCATTCTCTGCCGTCGTATTCCTCGCGGCGCAGGAACCCGCCATCCGTGAACACCACGACCAGATCGGCGGCTATCTCCTGACAGCCGTAGCCGTCGTCGTAATCGATGTCAAGCACCGGTTCGGCCTGACTCCACGGAATTCCCAGCTCCCCGTCGCGGGAGCCGACGAATCGAACGTCATCGGTCGAATGCTTGCTTCGTGAGATCGCACTCTTGGTTTCATCTAAAAGATTCATTCTTCCGTTGCCTTTCCTTGCATTGCCTTGACTGCGAGTCGCATGGCGTCGTAGTATTCGGCCCTCAACGCGCAGTCAGAATCCCATTGAGGGTAAGAGTCGGGCTTCAACGCCTCGTAGAACGCTTTCGCTCCGGCTACGATTTCCTCGTTCGTGGGCCGGCGCGTGGCTCCGGCGATAAAACCGGCCTCGTATTCCTTGCCCTTGGTCGTGCCACGTATTTCCTCGAGGGATAGACGGACAACTCGTTGGAGGACAGCCCACTTCGCCTCACTGCTGATGATGCTCACAGTCGACCTCGTTCCTGATTGCGAACAAGGCAATCATCCATAGACTGAGCAAGTTCCTCGTCGGTGATGTCGAACGCGGTGATCAGGTTGCCGACCGTCTGCAACACGTCGGCGAGCTCGCCGAGCATGGCTTGGCGGCGCTGGTCGCGCACGTAACCTATCCATCCGGCTTTCGCCTTGTCCCGGTCATCGCCGAGCTCGCCGCCCACGTTCACCCCGAAGCAGGCGAGGCAGTTCGCATGGTCATCGAACTCCCGGCCAATGCCGCTCGGGTCTGTCGGGTCGTTGGCTTTCAGGTATTGTTTCCCGGCCTCCACCATCTCCGCCGCCTCCTCAAGCGTCTTCAACAACAGCCACTTGTCGGGCGTGAGACGGCCGAAAGATTCAACCGAGGGCAATTTCACGATACGATTGCTCATGCCTCCACCGCCTTGGCCGGACGGAATGGGGCATGTTGAACCAGTTGGGAGACTAAGAAAATCTCCCGCTGGAATCCCCATTCGTCAGCGTCGTCATAGACAGGAACCGCTTGATGATCGCAAACTTGCCAGATCGCATCATCCTTGTCTAGCCACAACCCGTCATGGTTGGGCAGCTTCGGCTTACGACGCAATGCGTAGGCGAAGCTTGAATTAAACATCCAATCGTGGAAGTCGGGAATCTCTGCCTGTACCATGACTGCAAGGGTGCAGTCTGTTTCGTCATCATCGTCGACAGCGACAACGGGGAATCTATTGCCGTTCGTCGCGACGAAAATATCGCCCGTGCAAACATCGTGAATGTCATCGATACGCTCGTACTCGGGGTCATCCACCAATTCGATAGACTCGATGTCGGCTTCCGGGACGAACAGGTCATCGCCCATTCCTAGGGTGAGAACGTAAGCGCTCTTAATATCGCCGTTTTTGTCAGCTACGCCGGTTGCTACGTCCCCGTTCTTGAACGTGACCTTGATATGTAGTCCGGCCATCTCCTTGCAGGTCTTGCCTTCTCAGAATGGTTTCTCACTCATTGACAGCCTCCTTGGCTAGTTGTCGTTTACGTTTCCGCTTCGCCTCATACTGGGCGTATTTCTCGGGATGCTCCGACCTCCAACGGCGATGGTATTCAGCCATCTCACGCTGATGGGCGGCGGCATACTTACGAGCCGAAGCCCTAACCTGAGCCAAATGCTCCGACCGGTACCGGCGTGCATACTCATTACGTTTCTCACGATTACGAGCGTTCCGCCGATTCGCCAGATCACGCAGATGCTGCGCATACTCGGGGTCGGTTCGACGCCGTTCCCTGACACGACAGTTCCGGCACATGCCATCCTTGCCGACCCGGCACATGCCACCGCACCAATCGCATTTCGGATGACGTTCAGTTATCAGGCCGGACAGTTCGCCGCCGTTCCGGCAATAGTCGATGAACTCCTCATCGGTCATGTCATCAACGTTCACAGCCACACCTCCCCATTAGTGAACCTGCGGAACAACACAGGGTCGAGCTTGTACAACGCCCGCCGAAACTGCGGGTCACGGCAGAACAGGATGAACAACAGGCTTACTGCTTCGGCGGTTCGCATCGCGTCCAACCTCCCTTATCGTCCAGAAGCACCCAACCATGTTGGGCGGTGAGAATCGGCACCAGTTCGGGGTGATCGTTGAAACCGCTCACGATGTACCCCAAGCTCATGGCCTCACGCGGATGGGCGTGAATCCACCCATGACATCCCGTATCGCCACTCCCACACGCCAAGATGAGGTTCGACGCCTCATGCAGTCCCGGCCACTTGTGTGACCGGAGTCTGCGATGATGCCGGCTGAAACCGCTCCAATGGAATGGTTTGCCGCAGCGGACGCACCGGTATTGGTCGCGTGCGTCCACCAAATCCTTGACGTGTTGGGACGGGTTAGATCTGCCCATTTCCGTATTCGTCCTGGGGTTGGCTCCACGGGTCCGTAGGCTGCTGATACTGCTGTTGCGGTTGCTGGAATCCCTGTTGCGGCTGCTGGAATCCTTGCTGATACTGCTGCTGCGACTGTTGGAAACCAGACTGCTGGGCCTTGGGTTTCGCGCTCAACACCGCAATGGTGCGGGCCGCGACATCCCAATTCTCATACCGTTTCCCATCCTTTTCCGACACTCTTTTGGACAAGCTGCCGTTCACAAGAACCTTCACGCTCATGTTCGGCTGGGACTTCAACTGGCGAACCTGATTCAAAGCATCCTTCGCCTGATTCGACAAGGGACGCACACCATAGAACTGAGGCTCCTTGTCAACCCACTGGTTCGTGTTCTTATCCGTGTAACCCGGATGGACGCTGACGTTGAGAATACTGGAATCCTGAAAATCCTTGATCTCTCCCGCATATCCGGTAAACTCGATGCTTGGTTCTCCGGCCATTACGCATTCCTCCTGTAATTGTTCGTCTTGTGTTTCTCCATGGCCCGCCTGTTGCAGACCAGCATGTGTGATTTGGCTCCGGCGCAATCAACGGCACCGCATGTGGGGCATTGGGGGAGCGTGATCTTGTCCCCGTGAGCCCACAGGCATCTGGCGCACTTGCAGCCCGGCCTCGGGGTGAAAGTCACTCGAAGCTCGCCTCCACCTTCGTGAACGGGAAACGATCATCCCGGACACTGGTCTTGAAGAACTGGCTGCGGGATTGGGACTGGCATGGGAAGGCGGGGGCGATGGTGCCATTATGGGAGAGCACCGGCACCCAACGTTTGCCGTCATGCTTCCACACCGATTCGGTGCGAGCCTTGTAGAAACCCGGCTCCTTCGGAAGGTCATCCATCGTGTACGGTCCGCGGTACGCATATTGGAACAAGGAGTCATCCATCCACCGCCCAAAGCCGTGCTCCCCGATACTCAGGCACAGGGTCTGTCCGCCCACACGGTCAGAATCCGTCTTCTTCACCGTGTACTCGTTGCCGTTCTTCACCACCACTTTGTCGCCGGGGCGAACCTTCGTGATATCGGTGATACGCTCACGGAAAGCATCATCCACCAGTTCGATGGACTTGATACCGGAGTAAGGGACGAAAGTCGAGGATGAACGAATGGCGGGAGAAAGAGAGACGCAATGAGCAACGTTTCCCACCATGTCGAGCGTACTGGTCATCGTGTCGCCGTTATTCCACGTTATCTTGACACGCAGCCCTTCCAGCTCCCCGCAGGTCTTGCCTTTCCAGAACGGTTTCTTGTCATCATCTTCAGCCTGCTTGACGGATTCCGTCTCGGGCTTCGACTCGTACACATGCACGTTCCGAGCGGAACCGGTACTGTACCCATCGCCAAAATCCAAGAAAACCACGAGATTGCCTTCATCCTCGGTCTCGATGTACAGTGGCGGCTTATGGCCCATACTCATGATGAGAACGTCCACCATGCTTTCCGGGTTCTTCATCTCATGCAGTTCGCCCGCATAATGCCCGTCCGCATCATCAAACTCAACCCACATGCCCGGTTTCACGTCGTTCAAACCAATCTCACTGCTCACTAGGAGCCTCCTTAACCTTGTCGTTGTGCTGTCGGTAAGCGTCGATGAACCGTTGCGCCTGATATTCGGTCAACGTGCCATAAGCGACCCGCGTTTGCAGGACATTGCCGATGAAACCGTTCTCCTGGCCCACCGGAATCTTGCAGTCTTCAAGAATCCGGTCGATCTGTGTTTTCTGCTCGTCGGTCATGAACTTGACGGAACGTTTCTGGAAACCGGAGGTCTGCGCGTCATCATCCGTGGAAGACAATCCCAACGCCGTGTTCAACGAGTAGCGTCGCGCATACGTTTCGGCGGAACCATACCGTTGCGCCAGCGTGTTCTTCCTTTTCTGATTGCCGCCCTCCGTCTCGTCTCCCACGAGAACCGGGATGGGAGCCAGCCAGTCGGACCATTCGCCGTCCTTCTGTCTGATGGACGTGACCACGCACCCATAGGGGAAATGAGGGGCCACATCGTAGACCACATGCTGCCTGACCTCAAGGTGCAGGGTTTCGTCAACATAAAGGAGAATCGACGGCAAATCCGCGTAATCGTATCCGTAAGCCTTACGGTTCTTCTTGACTACCGCCATGATTCAATCTCCTCCTCTTCCTCCAACAGCTTCCAGTCGGGGAACACGACATCCTGCGGGTATTTAGGCAACCCGTAGGCCCTCATAGCCTCCAACGGGTCCTCCGTGTTGTCACGGAACCATTTGATGCCCTGCAAGGCGTGGTTTATCTTCGGTTCCGCCAGTTCGGTGATGATGGGCGAATCCTCCTGAATCTCGTAGCGCATCCAGTCGAACGGCGGGTTCTTCTCCTGCACGATGAACTCGAACCCCAACGGCCCCTTATATTCGGGCATCGTCAACCGGTAGAGACGCATGTAGAACGCGGCCTGAATGTGATACCCGTACTGCCAGCAGGAACGCTCGAACTCGTCCGGCGACTTCACCGTGGTCTTGTAATCACGGATACGCAGCACACCATCCGGGTCGGGAGTGGACGGCAACCAGTCCGCCTTGCCCTTAATCAACAATCCGGTATCAGGGTCGGCGGCGATCATCGCCACCTCCGGCTGACCATCCAGCTTCGTGAAGAAATCTCCAACCATGTCCCGCATGGCCTCGACCTTCTTCACATCATCGGGGGAAAGCCATACGATATCCTCGCCCTCATGCAGTTTCAATGTCTCCGCATACCTGGCTTTGCCTTCCTTGGTGCGTAGGTTCGGTTTCACCAGCACCTCGGGGCCACTGCCCAATATGAGACTGTGAGCCGCCTTCCCGAACTCGAACTGGGGGGAGGACGAATGCTCGCCGGTCAGATACTGCGAATACGCCAACGGGCTGACCAGATACTTCTTCAACGCGGTCTGGTCCACCGCGTCAAACGCGAAGTAATCGTCATCGGCCATCTGCTCGACGGTCATTGCCACTCCTTTCTTGCTTTGAGTACTTCCTTGCCTAAAACCTTGATGGTGTCGGCCACCGAGTCGAGAAAATCGTCAACGTCCTCCACGTCGTAGACCTCTCCGTAAAGCAGGGAACGATACGTGCGGAACTTTCTATGCCGGACATCATTCGGGGTCAACATGAGAACCCCTCGACTGCATGGACAATTGTTCCTCTCGTTCCATCAGGTGACTGTGACGCCAAGTACGCGACTTACCCTGCTTGTGAGAGGCCTCCGCATAATCGGCCACATGGTCACGGCCAACGTCTCCCACGACCTTCGAGGCCTCGTTCCAATCCGAGTACACGCGATCGTTCACGGCCACATACTTGTCCGCGAGATAACGGACGCAATCACCGAGATAACGGATGGCTCTGGCGATGGAGTTGAAATCAGATGCCATCAGTCGGCGTCCTCCATGTTGAGTAGTCCCATACGGTCGAATGGGGTGAGTTCCATGATTGTTTCCCTCCACTGGGCTTGATTATTTGGTTGTCCTTCTACGCCGGTGCTGACACGTCCGAAACCCTTGTTTTGCTGGTTTCGACGCAGGACGCGAAGGGGTTAAATTTTCTGAGCGCCAAGCCGGGAGTCGAACCCGGTGCACCTTGGAGAAGTCCATGACCATTGGAAGGCTTCGTAGGTGCGGCACCATGCGCTTGGCTGCCACCGGACGAGGAAGTAAAGGAATAAAGAACCCCGCCCGGAAGAATCATTTGGGTTGGATGAGGGTGTTGGAGCCCTCGGGTGTAACGATCAGCTGGTCGGCGTTCTTCAAAGCGTCGATGTAATGCTGCCGGAGCACGTTGTCGGTCAGGGAATCGTTCAGCACCTTGTTCGCGTCGGCCTCGCCCTGCGCCTTGATGCGCTTCGTCTCGGCCTCGACCTTCGCGGTCTCCTGCTCGTTCTTCGCCTTCTGCTTGGCGACCTCGGCGGCTTGGGCTTGCGCGTAGCTGTCGGTAATGGACTTCGGGTAGCGGATGTCTTGCACGGACACCTGTTCGACGGTCAGGCCGATGCTCTTCCATTTCGAGGTGAGCGCGTCCTGCACGGCCTTCGTGTACTTGCCACGGTCGGTGAGCATCGTGATCGTGTCGAACTTGCCGGAGGTTTCACGGGCCACGCTGCGCAGGTCGTTGCCGATGTAGTTCTGCGTGAACGTGGTCTGCTTGCCGTATTCCGAGTAGAGCATTTCGGCGGCGGACGGTTCGAGCGAATAGTTGACCTGAATGTCGATGTTCGCGCTGGCACCGCTACGGTCGTTGACCGTGATCTCCTTGCCTTCCGCGCTGCCGCCGTCGTACTTGTAGTCGGTGTCCTTGAAGAAGTTGATGAGGTTGTTGCGCGTATCGTATTTGATGACCGACTGCCACGGCGCCTTCGCATGGAAGCCCGCGTTCTCCACATGACCGGCGACGGAGCCGCCCATGTTGCGGATGACGGCCACCTCGCCTACGTCCAGCGAGTATAGGCATGCCGGAATCATCAACAGTGCGGCGACGATGATGGGAATGAAGCCGAAACCGGCTCCGTCGCCACCGTTGGCGAGTGCGACGGCTATCATGCCGACTCCGATGAGCAGGAGTATTACGGCGAGTATGAACCAGATCATTTTTGTGTTCCTTTCGACAATGCGAACGAGAGCATGACGGGCGAACAGCACATGAAGCCTGCGAGAATACTCCACGGGCCCGCATAGGGTTGCAGCGAGAGAATCAGGAACCCGGTCGCCGCCAACGTCAGACAAGTGATTGTCTTCGTGTTCTCATGCCGGTGCCGGCGTTCATCAGGTGAATGCTGCCAGCCGGAGCAGTGAGCCCCATACGTTTTCCTGTTCATGACATGTCCTTTCCGTGTGGCCGGGCTCGGATTCGAACCGAGAACGTCCTTGCCGTCACCGTGTTGCAATGTTGACCAACCGTGAGAGATGGATGACGAGTCCTATGGTGTGGTGACGATGGTGCGTGTCCAGATACCCCGAAGGGTCCCGGCCGATGGTTGCCGCAGTGGATCGCAGTACGGTATTTATTTGCCTGTAGTCGATTGGTGAATAAAAAGACGACCCGCTGCGGCAAGACTTGTTATTCCTCGTTCTTCTCGTCGGCGCGATCTGCCAACTCCTCCAAGGCGTTGGCGATGAAACGAGCCTGACTCGGGGTGAGGGGACGGGCGCCGTAATCGGTGTCGATTTCCGCGTTGATTAGACCTTCGTCGGTGACGCTGCCGGTGAAGTATTCACGGGTGCGACGCTCCTCGACAACGAGCTTCTGGGAAAGGTTACGATTTTGATTGAGCATTGTTTTCTCGATTCGGAGAGGAGGTGAATATGGCTAAGGTCACTGTCAAGTTCAATAAGGACTTGGACGAACAGTTGAAGCGGATGGCTATTCGTGCTGTGAAGGAGCAGAACGGCAATCACTGCTATTACTGTGGTGCCGAAATCGAGGACATGTCCGGTGTGGGCGAATCACAGTTGCCGGTCTGCCTGGATTGCGTGGCCAAGGGACTACCTGTTTCCTCCGGCCAGTAACTGTCCACGAGGGCGATGAAGTCCTTGGCGAAGCTCCTGAGCTTGCGCATATCCGGTACGATCTCCACTCCTACCTTTCCGCTGTAAATCTCAGGGGTTTCCATGTTTTCTGTACTCATGCTGTTACCTCCAAGTCAGGCGTCCCAGTGCCGAAGAACTTCTCATGCATGTCCACTGGAATGGTGAGCAGTTCCTCGAAACTGACTCCGAGCGCTTCGCAGATCATGTCCAGTTCATCGACTTTGAAGGCCGGTTGGCCGGCGAGTCGGCGGGATAGTTTGCTTACATCCCATCCGAGTTTCGCTGCAAGCCATCGGAGGCTTTTCTGTGCGATGAAGAGTCGGTATCGAATACCGGCCGTTGTTAGTTTCTGTGTGCTGCTCATGTCTATTAACTTAGCATATGCCAAGTTTCTGTCAAGACTAGACACGCCGTATCGCATATGCTAAGATTTAAGTATGGCTAATCCAAATGATTTCCGCGAAATGTCTGCGTTCGCCTTGGCATTTGCGACGGAGTATAAAAAGTACATGAAGGCGCACAAGGTAAAGCAGCGTCAGATTGCTGAATACCTCGGTTTCACCGAAGCGTATGTCAGCGAAAGGGTCAACGGCAAAAGGGCCATCGACACCAACGACGTAGATGCTCTTGCCGCATTGTCGGGCACCACCGGCCGTTCGCTGATGATCGAACTGGCTCGCCTCACCAAGGAAACATTGCGCCAGCCGGTATCCGAGACAGCCTCGGTGGCGTCCCAGCTCGAAAAGGTCATAGGCAAGAAGATACAGGTGGAGAAGGCCGCTTATCGGGATGAGAACAAGCAGGCGGAGTCCGGGCGTGAAAACATGGACTGACCTCACCATTGAGGCCCGACACATGGGAGTCCTCATAGAGGATAAGGAGTTCGACGGGACGCAGTGCGGGGAATACGATCCCGATACCCGCACCGCGTACATCGACCCCACCATGAGCATGGAACAACGGGTATGCACGTTGCAGCATGAGCTTATCCACGCAAAACACTTCGATGACGGGCTCGGATTACTGAGCCGGGAGAAAGAAGAACGCCTCACCCGCAAGGAGACCGCGTTCTCTCTGATTAATCCCATCGAATACATGCGCGCGGAAGACCTGTACGGGGGAGAACCCTACGCGATGGCGCAGGAACTGGGCATCACCGTCGGCGTCCTGTTGGACTACCGGCGATGGCTGCATGACAATCTTGCCGTACGGGCCGCATGATTATGTACCTTATCCGTGTTTCTTGCAATCAGGGAACACGGTTCGTGGATACAATTAGCTCACCAACCCCAATGGAGAGAAGAGACAAAAAATGAGTGAACCACAACAACCACCCGTACCGGACCCATCGCACAAGACTGAAAGCAAGGGTACCGTCACCCTGAAATGGTGGCAGCTTCTGGTTGCGGCGATTGTCGTGGTGGCGCTGTCGGTAGGAGTTGCCGTTGCCGTGAACACAGCAATCCGCAATAATACTGATGAAGCCGCCTCGTCCAAGGACTACAAGAAACCGGAAAAGGCAAAACCTCAGCAAACGGAGAAGCCCAAGACAAGCAGCCGAGGCAACCTCATCAAACGAATAGGCGACACTGCCAGCATCTATAAGAGTCAGGCAGACAAAACCCTACTCGCTTCATGGACCGTAACCAACATAACCCTTGACGCACCATGCGTCCCGGCTTACGAAGGAGCTGAAACAAGCCCTGCAAACGGTCATTTCGTCGTTCTGGACATCACCGTTGAAACAACTTCCGATTTTGATTCGGATTCCTATGGGCCTTTGGGACTGGGCGCTCCCGGCTATTGGACGTATATTCAAAATGATGGCACCCAGTGGAACGGCAATCTCGATGGAACCAGTTCAAAGATAACAACCTACACATGCCTACCCGAAAATCAGCGGCTTCCCCAGATAATAGGCCAAGGGGTGAAGGCTCAAGGCAAGGTGCTGTTTGATCTTCCGTCAACGGATGGATACTTGGTCTATGGCAATGAGAGCGGACATGGCTGGGAATATCCTTTAGCTGGACATGCCAGTGCCTGATTCCACAGCATAATGGCATTAATGGTCCCGTTCTCCTGTATCGGAGGACGGGACCATTTTGTTGGGCTCACCGATATGGTCACGCCTTCCATTCGATCTGCTTCAGGTCGAGCCTGTCGCCTATCGTCTCCATGCCTCGCATCAAATCCTCCACGGGCACGGTGCGGTAATGCTCGCTCATGGCTATGCTCGAATGGCCGACGATGCGTTGGATGATGCCGGGGTCAACCTTCATGTGGAACAGGAGGCTGACCACCGAATTGCGGCATTCATGCCCGTACCGGTTCTCGTAGTCGGGGATGCCCGCCCTGCGCATGAGGTCGCGGAACGAGGCCCTGTCATCCAACGCGGCCAACGGCATACCCTCGCGCGTCCTGAATATCAGGTTGTACGGGTTCGGAATGATATTCTCCGTGGCCTCCAGATACCGGTGCACGACGGTGCCCAACTGGGGGATTATCGGCACGACCTTGCCCCTCGCGGACTTCGGCGGCGTCAAAGCGTACCCCTTGCACAGGTGTATCATGTCGTATCCGTCCGGCACCCTCCACCGGTATCGGGGGCAACTCGAAGGCCGTTTGAAACCGCACGGGTACCTTCCGTCCCTGCCGGGCTCCCCGCACCCATGCTCCTTGTCGAGGCTTTCCAGTTTCCAGTTCACCGTGTAGGTGCCTATCCATATCTCGCCGCTGTCCGGGGTTTCCAACGTCTTGTCCCGCCACAGGTCGAGATCGTCCAATGTGGCTCCCAGTATCTCACCCTGCCTCATGCCGGTGAGCAGACGCCACCATTGGCGTGCGCCCAGAAACAGGTCGTCGGAGGACGCTTCGAGCATGGCCTGCATCTGCTCCACGGTGAACGCCTTGCGGTCCTGCGAGCCGCTGCGCCTGTCCGCCGACACGGCCACGGGCCCGTTGATGGTGCGCCGGTCCCCGGCCAATCCCATGTCCCTGCGTTTCGGCCTTGCCGCGCTGGTGACCGGACTGGTTGGTATCAGCCGGTCGGCCACCGCCGCCTTGAATATCTGGTTCAGGATGTTGTAGAAACCCAACTGCCGGTCGTATGAGCATGGGGTGCCGTCGAGGTTGCGCATGTTGGCTATCATGCGCTGCACCGCCGAGGCGGTCACTTCGCCCAGCTTCTCGTTCGCGTACCTGCTCAGATGCACGCTTATGAGGCTCGCGTAGTTGCCGGTGGACGCGGGTTTGAGGTCGCGTTTCTTCATCTCGAACCATTGCGCCGCGTATTCCCCGAGACGGGTGGCGCGGTCCACGCCCATGCCCCATTCGGTTTTCTCCTTGAGGGCTTCGGCTATTTTCCTGTCGCATTCCTTGTAGGTCTTGGCGGACACCCATCGGCCGTCCACCTTGGCCTGCCAGTTCACGTATGTCTTTACCGTGCCGTCCTTGAGTGTTTTCCGCTGCTCGTGGCGGATGGGGTAGACCGCTCCGGTTTTCCTTATCCTAGGCATTCAGCATCCTCCATTCTCCAACATTCTCCAACAAACAATCCGTGGCGAATGGTATTCCAATGGTATACCAATCGTATCAAATCGTTGGAATTCCGCCGTTCTTTCCGTGGGAGCCATTGATTTCATTATACGTTACTGGATGTGGAAAGTGTGCTGAACTAGCACCTTTTGTTTCTGACTAAGACCCCTTGGAACAGCAACAATTCCAAGGGGTCTTGGCGTATTGGAAATGTTCTTGGCTAGAGAGATACAGATGGATTTAGCAACATTCCGCAACAAATAATATGATCTAGGTCTTCTGCACGTTGCGGGGGGTGGTTATGGTTCATCCAGATGAGAACAGGAGCAAACCTATGAGCAAGATGAGTGACATGACGGAATACCATGCTTCAGCCTACCGTTTGCCGTCAGGCTTCGAACACTGCTCGAAATTGAAGCCGGTGGCTGAGGCAGCGACGGCGCTGGACCGGGTCAAGGCCGTGGTGGATGTGCTGTATTCGCCGGGCGGCTGCCCGTGGGACGGCAAGCAGACGAACAAGTCGCTGCTCAAGAATCTGCTCGAGGAAACCTACGAATACGTCGACGCGGTGGAGACTCACGACCGTGACAACATGCGCGAGGAACTGGGTGATGTGTTGCTGCAATCCGTGTTTCAGGCGCGGGTCTGCGAATCGGATACTGAGGACCCGTTCGGTATTGATGAGGTCGCCGATCGGTTGGTGAACAAGCTCATCACTCGGCATCCGCATGTGTTTGCGGCTGATGATGCCGGCAATTCCTCTGATTCTTCTGATGCTTTTGATGCTGACAGTAACGACGGGGGAGAAGCTGCCCAACCCGAATCCCCGGAAGCTGTGCTGGCTCTATGGGAAAAGATGAAACAGCAGGAAAAGCATCGTAAATCCGTGCTTGAGGGCATTTCCCGCGCTCAAGGTGCGTTGCCTCGCGCGGCCAAAGTCGTTTCTCGCATCTCCAAATCGCCGAATGCTGATAGATTGTTCGCGGCGTTTGATGAGCCGGCTGCGGCTGATGCTCAGCGAGATGATGTACATCCTCAAGCGGCGAACCAATCCGAATCAAGCGGCGACAATTCCGCTGAACGGGAGAAGGCCGATGCCTACGCCGATGAAATCCTCGCCGTCGTGCGCAAGGCCCGCGTTGACGGCATCGATATCGAGTCCGCACTGCGCAATCGCTTGCGTGATGTCGAAGAAAAAGTCGCCTTGATTGAATCAGAAATCAACAACGATTAAGTCCATACATGTTTTTTGATTACAGATCGTAAAACCTAGAGGGGCTGAGTTGCCAACGACTACCGGCAAGCTGGCGTCATTGCCATCCTATTCACGTCTTAGTGGCCCCTTCCTCCCCGGCCATACTACTCAGGCAAGGCCTGTTGTAGGCTCGGGTACGACGGGCTGTAGCGCCGAATAAGGATGAACGGGAACAGAACGAAGACGGACTGAGACGAACCGAAGCGGTACCAGAGGGGAGTGGCTCATGCAGGTGGCGTTGGAGAACAACATCGTTTTTGTGGTCATCGAGTATTTAGCAATCCTGTGTTGGGGATTATCGGGCGGACTTGCCGCCATTCGCAAGGGCTACGACATCTTCACCATCATGCTGTGCGGATGGCTTACCGCACTCGGCGGCGGTCTTGTGCGCGACGTGATGCTCGGTGCCCTGCCGCCGGTCGGCATCACCGACAAAGGCTATGTGCTCACCACGCTGTTTTCCGGCATTATCGTGGTGGTGGCCCATCCGGAGATCACCAAACTCAAATGGACGATGACTGTCATCGATGCTCTGGGCCTCGGACTATTCGCAGTCAGCGGCACCGCAAAAGCTCTGGCCTACGGTTCCTCAGGCATGACAGCCGTATTCCTTGGCATGTTCACAGCACTGGCCGGCGGCCTCATTCGTGACATCTTCATTGGCGACGTGCCAATGATTATTCGAGACAAACACCTCTATGCTGTGCCTTCGTTCATCGGCTGCATCCTGACCGTGCTGGCATGGCGCGGCGTAAGCTACGGCTGGTTCGACATGCGCTCGGAAATGCTGCTCGACGTGCTGATCGTCATCATCGTGGTGGCGCTGCGACTGCTCTCGGTAGGCTTCAACGTCACTCTGCCCGGAGCCGTCGAACGTCATCGCGTCTACCTGCCCAGCGAAAGCCGATATCTCAAGCGCCCGGTCATCCATCCGCACGCCGATACCGTCGATCCCGGCGATACCACCAAGGACGAAGAAGACAAGCCTCAGGATGGTTCAAGGCCGCCTCAGGGCTAACTGTCTTCAAAGAGGTACATCTGGCCTTCTGCAGAATGCTAACTGCTTTCAAAGAGGTACCTGAAGCACGAAACGCTGAGTATAAGTGTTGCAATGATGGCGTTTATAGTTGGTTTTTCCCGTATTCGGTACCTCTCTGAACGGAGATGTCATTTCGCAAGACCGCCAATGTACCTCTTTGAACGGA